CCTAAGCCTCACTCCTAGAGTGAGAACTTAGCAGTCCCTGCCTTGTTAGTAACCCAGTAGATTACCTCGTCAGCGTCCACGCTGAAATCGTCTCCGTCTGTAGCCAAGTAAGCGTGAGCGGTAAGCTCAGGGTCAAAGTCTACTGTTGTGATGAAGATGATGCCTGTTGCGTCGTCTGATGCTACGTTACGTCCGCTCTCGTTAGTAGATGCGAAGAAGTCTAACGTAGTGATTCCGTGCTGTGCTTTGATGTCTGATAAAAGTGCCATAATTTTGAAGTTTTAATTTAATGATTGCAGGGGACTAGTTCCCCCGCCAAGCTTTAGCGAGGGTCGTTGATGGTGTTGGTAACCATCTCTACATCCACAAAAAAATTATAAAAAAAAGAAGGGGGGGGTGTTTTCTAGAAATTTTGTAACTTAAATAGAAAGACCTGGATGAAAAATAATAAAAAGGATAGGATCAATATTTATAAGAACTATATTAAGAAGTTAAAAGAAATAGCTTATTTAAATAGAATATTCTGTAAATTAAAGAAGTATGATAGTTAAAAGAGATAGTTTCTTACCTATAGGTAATACCTATATAAAGAGTTTTTCACATTACTTTTATAACCTAGAGTCCTGATACTAAAGGACTTAACTCAAAATGGACTGTTACAAACGGTTGGCCACTACTGTTACATACGTAATAGTCCAACTGTTATGTTTAGTATGATTACTACTATCATAAACGTAACAGTAAGCTTACATAGTGAAAATATTTGACATATGCAAGAACTTTGTTTACTTTTACATCTTACTATTAAATTTGTATATTCATACTATAAAATTTGTATAGTATTATATTATTTTTGATATTTGTACTATAAACTTTGTATATTTGCAATGTACTGGAACTACAAACGAAGAAAACGAAAAATGATAACAGTTTATCTAGATACAAAAGAGAGCGTACTTCTTAAGTCTAAAGACGCTACCTATCATGTATTATATTATATCTTAAATCAGACAGATATGGAGAGAAATACCTGGTACGCAGATAAAGAAAATAAACAGTATATAATGGGGAAATTAGGAATAGCGCCAGTAACATTAGATAAACACATAGCTTCTCTAAAAAAGAGAAGATTAATATTGACAACAGAATCACGAGGTAAGTATATGTTAAATATGAATATCTTTAGCACGTGATAAAAAGACCAAGGTTAAAACCAAAAGAGAAAAAAGAAATTTGTAAGCAATGCGATCAATGGAAACCAAAAACAAGACAATGCAAAGTATGTGGATGTTTTATGGATTTAAAAGCATTATTGAAAAAGAGATGTCCTCATCCAGATGGGGATAAATGGAAAATAAAAAATAAATAAAAACTAAAACAATGAGTGAAGTAAAAACAAAAGAGGCTACTGAGGTTAAAAAAGAGGAGCTGTCTCCAGAACAGATGATAAAAGAAGCTGGGGAGAAAAGAGAAGGTATAAGGATGCAATGCGGAAAAGAAATAGATGAGATCCTTAAGAAGTATAATTGTGAGCTGACAGCACAGATGCTTATAAGTGAGAGAGGAGCAATTCCTCAAGTATTTATTGCAGATGCCCGTAGTACATAAATATGAGAACTCAGAGTTAGATATTTTAATAGAAAAAGAACTGCTTATAAGAGAACAGTTTGATGAGTATCTACATACACATGAAGCAGAAATAAGTGTTCAGTATTTTATAAATAATAAATCTGAATTAGTATTCATACTAGAAATAACAATAGACTAATGGGAACTAAACAAAAACTAAAAATTGCTAAAGAGATACTAGCCACAATATTTTTAAGTGCGTCAGAACAATCTTTAGCATTGGGAGTACAGTTCAAATATGAAAGTTATCCTGTGGAAGAAAAAGACTTTAAAGGGTGGAAATTTGAAGTAATTGTGTCAGAAGCAGGATACCCTCCTAAAGCTGTTCAAGAATTTAGATTTACAAGACCAAATAATATTGATCCTGCAAATATGGAGTATAATGTTATTTTAGCAGTATTATCTTCTTTAACACAAACAGCAATGTTGAGCTGGCTTCATTTAGGAAAAATGTTAATAACAGACAAAGAGTTACAAGAAGAAGTTAAAGATTTATGATTAAAAAAATCATATCGTTACCAACGAATGACAGCAAAATCTACAGACAAATCCTCGCGTTTCTAAACTTCATGTTGGAGCTTACTCCACAAGAACGCGAGGTTTTAGCTGAATTAGTAAGACTGAATCATGAGTATGAAGCACTCCCTGCAGAAAAGAGAGCTAAGTTTATACTTAGTACTGATATGCGTAAAGAAACCAGGGAACTATTAGATATAGAAGAAAAACAATTCAATGGAGTAGTAGCAAGACTTAAGAAGAAGACCTTTTTAGGAAAGCCTATTATGAACAGTCAAAATATTATCCATAATGAGTTATTATTTAAACCTGATAAAGAAGGATATAGAATAGAGATTAATCTGGTAAACAAAAAGAATGCATCAAACAAAAAAGTGGTTAGTATTAAACCAAAAGCAGAGAAGGAAGAACCCGTTGAAGAGGTTGTTGAGATCAAAATCCCTAGCTAGTTTAGATGCAGGATCAAAAAAAGATATTAAATGAAATAGCAAAAACTCACGGCATTCCAATAATGGTTGCTGAAGAAGTCTTTTCTCTTTTCATTAAAAAGATAGTAGAAACAATAAGCGATCCTGATAAAAAGACAGAAGAATTATATGATGTAGAAAAGTTTAAAACTGTCCATATAGATAATTTTGGTAAATTTAAACCTAATATCAGAAATATAAGACATGCAAATAGCTGCCTGGAGGCGAGAAAGAATAAGAAATGAGAATCAATTTTGAGAATAACTTCTGGGATGAATATCCTGAACTCATCATACCTAACAAATTTAATGAGATCTATAACAAAGATAAATCCAAAAACAGAAGTAAGAGCTCTAGGATAATGTGGGCAATACATCTTCACAGTCATCCTGAATCTAAATTATATAATCTATTAGACAAAGAAGAAGTCATAGCAAGAGACTTTATTAAAGAAAAAAGCTTTAAATGGGAAACTTATAAAGAGCATTTAGAGTTATATAGGAATGTAGTACTAACGCCTGCAGAGCGTGCGCTACAAAATTGGGACGAGATAATGTCACTTAGAGATAAAGGAATTAAAGAATTTTATGTAGACGCTATAGAAGAGAAAGACGCTGATGTTATTCTAAAGTTAGATAAAGCTCTGGCAGCTACTCCCAAAATGTTTGATGATTATAAAAGGATTAAAGAATCATATGAGGAAGAGAAGACAAGAAAGAAAGGAACTCGTATAGCATCTTTATCAGATTCAGATGAAATATGATTGAAAGCAGTAACTATATATTAGAAGAAATACCAAACTATCATCCTGAACTTCAATACTACGAGAGAATTACCTTTTGGCAAGATCAAAAAAAGAGATGTGTAGAAGGGTACTGGATAGGAGGTCGATGGATGCCTGGTCCATTATATTATTATGTAAATTTCCATAACATTCTATTTGAAGATGAGACGTCAGTTGCCCAAGCATTAGGATTACCGTGGCTTAGAGATATCGATTGGGAGATCTTTTTATGTTATGAAGAATGTAGAGGATTCTCGGGATTCACTGGAGATACCCAGAACACTTGCCATAGATGGTTTGGTCCTGAAAAAGAAGAAGCCATAAAACTAGGAAGGATAACAAAAAAAGAAGCAGACTCAAAAACCTATATGCCTGCAAGAGAGTATCTGCATAGAAACCACGGAAAGGATTTAGGAAAGCCTTTATATAAAAATGAAGCTAAACATTTTATTTCTATACAATCTAGGGGAGGAGGAAAATCCTATATGTCTTCTGGAATAATGAACCATAACTTCATCTTTGATGGAGCAACCAATTACGAAGAGTATTTAAAGAGGAAGAAAGAAAAACAATATATAGCATCTGATACTATAGTAGGAGCAATTGATACAAAATTTACAGAACCACTTATTAAGAAAACTAAAGCAGCCTTTGAACATTATCCTGGATCCTATAGAATAGGCGACGAGTTCTATCCTTCACCACTAATGGTAGGCTATACAGGCTCATTGGCCCCTAACAGGGAGTACGCATCTCGTACAGGATCTCTACTAAGACACAGAACATTCAAAGATAATCCACTAGCAGCCAATGGTACTCGTCCTAACTTATGTGTACTAGATGAAATAGGATTTATGTCTAACATTAAAGAAGCCTGGGGAGCAATTGAAGCCACTCAAGCTTCTAAGCAAAAGAAGAACTTGGTTATATGGGCCCTAGGAACAGGAGGTCTGGTGTCTGGTCAAGCTGCTCTGTATGCAGAATCTATCTTCAGAAACCCTGAAGAATATAACTGTGTAAGCTTTAACGATACTTACGAGAATAGAGGACGTATAGGCTACTTCGTTCCTTACTGGAAAACACTAAATGAGTTTAAAAAAGGTCCTGATAGAATTACAGATGAATCACTAGCAAGACAATATATCCTATTACGAAGAGAGAAAGCAAAGAAAGCTAATGATACTTCAATATACCATACTGAAATAATTAATGGTCCTATTGTTCCTTCAGAAGCTTTTCTAGTAGTGGAAGGAGCATACTTCCCAACTCTCTTATTAAAAGAACAGCTGGCAGAATTAGAAGGAGGGACTTTTAAAAAATATCAAGATAGTTCTTTTAGAGGAGAGTTATTCTTTGATAAGGAGGATAAAGTTGATTTTAAGACTATTCAAGATATGAATCCTATAAAAAGTTTCCCTTTATCAAAATTAGAGCATAAAAAAGGATCCGTAGAACTCTGGGTAAAACCTCAGAAGAATGATGAAGGAGTAGTTCCTTATGGAACCTATATAGGAGGAATGGATGTTGTAGACAAAGCACGTTCAACGACAGATTCTCTTCCTAGTATTTTCATAATGAATAGATATACACGCCAGATAGTAGCAGAGTACACAGGCAGAACAAACGATCCTAATGAATTTTATGAAGTTTGTAGAAAACTTTTACTGTATTACAACGCTACAGGAATGTACGAACAAAACCTCCCAGGACTTTTTACGTATTTTGAAAAAAATAAATGTTTATATTTACTGGCAGATACGCCTTATCAACTGCGTAATTCAGATACTTATAGAATAGGAACTAACACATCTAAAGGTATTAATGCATCAGGAAAGGTTAATCAGACAGCAAGAGATTTTATTAAATCATGGTTATTGGAGAAAATATCTGAGAACTCAGAAACTAGAGCGCTTGAAACAATTTATTCACCTGCTCTATTAAAGGAATTAATTATGTGGAACCCTCACGGAAACTTTGATCGTGTATCTTCGTTAGGAATGTTATTGTGGCACGATGCTACAATGATGAGACAGACAGATAAAAGAAAGAAAGAAATAAAAACTTTCTTAGAGTCTCCTTACTTTGACAAGATGAAGCTAAAGAAAAAGGTCCCTATTAAATCTGAGAGTTTTAATTTTT